TCTATTTCCAATCTCTAAGGGCGTTAATCCTGCGCCACCAAAACCCCTAATCGGACAGCAAAAACCAGGCCCAGGATTAATTCCAATTTTCGATGAAGCAAAACGAATTTTAGACGAACAACTTCCCAAGCCCACTGCAGCAGCCAATGATGCAATTTCTAACATTGCTAATTTTGAGGCTTTAAAACGATTTTTAATAAAACCATTATACTTAGCAGCAATTGGCGTTGTATTTGGGTCGCATCCTGAAGGCTTTGTGGGTTTAATGAGCGATGAAGTGCCAGATGCAGTCAAAGAATTTAATAATAATAAGAATTTTGAGGATCCAAAACCAGTAAGGTTAACTAGTGAACAGGAAGCGCAAAATATAGCTGCTGTCAATCAATCAGAAACTATAGATGATGTTGATGACGCACAAAGAAACAACGTTCCAAAAATAAGAAATAAACTTGTTGTTTCTAAAAACTACCTCGACAAGGGATCTGGATTAAAAAACGAGATCTATAGAAGAATTAAAGAAATAGGTAGCAGGTTCATTTCAAGTGGACCAACTAATAAAAATGCCGATGACAATCACAAAGGCTTGACCGTTATGTGTGTTTTATACCATGAAACAGGGATGGATCCTGGTGCAGGCAATAGATCTGTGGGAAATAAATACGTTGGATATGATCCCAAGTACTGGTCAAGTACAACAGACGCATTAATTTGGGGAGGCAATATTGTATTGCCAGGTAAATTCACGACATCCATGACAAAAAAACAGTTTCAAACTTCGCCAATTATGGATCCACAAGGTGACGAAATTGAAAAAGGTATGGATCTAATGCTGCAATTAGAATTTTATGAAGAGTTTTTGACAAGACAATGCGCTCTATTGGGCGCAAATTTTATTGGAAAAAATACATTAGAAATGTCAGGTGGTAGAAGAGGTGTTGCTGTTTCCAATTATCGAGGGCCTGATCCGCATATTGAAAAAAACTTGTCTGGTCCACTTAGACATTATTTGGACTACAGAAATGGTGAAGGAACTGATGCTAATCCGAAGCAATCAGGTCAAATTTTAAAAAATTTTTTACCACCTGAATTAGGTGGAGTCCCTCCAAAAAAAGGTATTGCCGCAGGTCATAAAGGATTTCAAGCACCACGTTATTACATGCAGTCGCCTTATGATATATACGGTTTTCATCAGGGTGTGACGGGTGCAGGTGACAATTTTGTAAGATCATCAGTAGGTGATGATGCAGAAAAAAAGCACGTAATACTGTATACGATGGCAGTTAGAAATATTAAAGGAATGATTGTAACAAACGAACACGTTCCTAGATACATGAAGGCCGTCGGCATGTCTAGCATAGATTGGGACATGGTTGGTGTTGTTGGATTTAAAAATTACGTTGATGACCAGGGTCAAGCTTCAGTTAATTTTCCAAATAAACCTTCTTCTTGGTATAAAGAAAACATAGAAGAAATTAAGGCATTAATTGGAACCTATAACGACAGGGTATCATTGAAATAATTAATTGATGCCAATATTGGGGAAGCTAATTTACTAATCACATAATTATGCGCAAATGGGCACGTTAAGTTTTAAAAGCGTTGGACGTACTGCGCAATCAATTGCACAAGAGAGCGTTGAAACTACGCCAATTCCAATTGGAATAAAAACCCCATTGCAATTAAACTCAATTGATGGCTTCTTTGAAATGCATTATTCGCTAGAAGATCAAATGGCAGACAATTTGAGAAATTTACTGCAGACAAATTTTGGTGAAAGAGTCGGATTGTACGACTATGGTGCAAATTTAAAACCACTGACAGTTAATTTTAGTTCACAAGATGATTTTGATGCTGAAGCATTAACCAGAATATCAAGTGCCATATCACGATGGATGCCGTATATTGAGCCTATAGACTACATTTCTGAAGTCGATAGATCACAAAAATTAAATACGGCTTTAATTAGAATCACAGTTGGATATAACATTCAAAGTTTAAATGTTCAACAAAGAAAAGTTCAACTATTTTTATATGTAATTTAAAATGGCGACCAATAGAAAAATACAATTGCAGCAAGTGCGAGAACGAAGATATGTTGCTAGAGATTTTGATTCATTTCGTGCAACGCTGTTAGATTATGCGCGTCAATATTATCCTGATAAAATTCAAGATTTTTCTGAATCATCTGTTGGTGGATTATTCTTGGATATGGCTGCGTATGTTGGCGACAACATGTCGTTTTATTTAGATCATCTTTATAATGAATTACATTTTGAAACAGCGGTAGAACCTGTATCGATTGAAAGAGCAATTGTAAATTCAGGTATACCAATCAATGGAACAGCACCTGCCACTGCCAATGTAACAGTTTTTATAGAAGTACCCGTAGCCGAATTGGACGATGATGGGCCTGACATATCTTTGCTTCCTATTATCAAAGCAGATTCAGCGTTCTTTTCACAAAATTCTGTGCCATTCAATTTAGTAGAAGACGTCGAATTTTTAATTGATTCAGATGATGGAAATTATATTTTGAATCCTGAAGTACAAAAGAAAATTGGAAATACAAACACGAGCGGTCAAATTACATCATATGTTTTGTCGTTATCAGGATTGTGTGTTTCAGGTGAAGTTGCAACAGAAACATTTAATATTGGAGAATTTTTATCTTTTAGAAGTTTAACTCTATCAAACCCAAATGTTACAGAAATAATAAATGTCTTTGATGCTGAAGGCAACACATATTATGAAGTCGGTGCATTAACACACGACGTTGTTTACAAAAATGTTCTAAACACAAATAACGACAATGATATTGTAAAAGATGCTTTAAAAGTCATATCCTCACCATATAGATTTACAAAATCTACAACGCTTTTAGATCGTCAAACTTTCTTAACGTTTGGTGGCGGTAACGCAGACACACTCGAAGATGATATCATTCCAGACCCATCAGAGTTCGCCATAGCCACGCCGTACAGCAGGACAATATCAAGAGTACCGGTTAATCCTCAAAAATTGTTGACAACAAACACATTAGGAGTCGCAGCCGCCAATACTACATTGACAGTCGTTTATCGTCACGGTGGTGGGTTAAGTCACAACGTACCTGCTAATGGAATCAATAGCGTTCTAAGGTTGACAATAGAATTTCCAAAAAATCCAAGCCTTAATTTGTCAACCGCCGTAAGAAATACAATTGAAGTTGCAAATGCAGAACCAGCAAGTGGTGGTGAAGATGCGTTGACAACGGAAGAATTGGTTGCTTTAATTCCTAGCATTAAAAATTCTCAGGAAAGAATAGTAACTAAAGAAGATTTATTGGCAAGAATTTATACCATGCCATCAAATTTAGGAAGAGTTTTTCGTGCAGCGATTCTGCCAAATACTAATAATCCTTTAGCAACACAGCTTTTTATAATTTCAAGAGATGCCGACTCTAGATTAGTACCTTCTCCTGACACCTTAAAGATAAATTTAAAAAAGTATTTGAATGCATATCGAATGGTATCCGATGCGATCGATATATTGGATGCGAAAGTTATTAACCTACAATTAAAATTCTCAGTTGTCGTAGATCCATCGATAAATAGAAATAGTTTATTGGCGGTCATTTTGGCATCTTTGCAGGATAAATTTGATATTAATAAATTTCATATAAATCAACCAATTGTAATATCTGAAGTCGTCAATACGATATATGCCGTGCCTGGAATTATAGCTGTTGAAAATGTTCAGTTCGTTAATGTAAATGGCACAATAAACAATAGACTGTACAGTAACGAAAGACATGATATTAAAAATTATACCCGCAAACAAATGATTTTTCCACCATCGGGTGGAATATTCGAGATACGATATCCCGACGTGGACATCATAGCTAAGGTGGCAGTGTAATGTTAAGAATATTAAAAGCAGACAAAGACACCTACATCACAAACAAATATATTGATGGCAAACCTGCCGTCAGTGGCAATGTTGGTATCGCAGGAACGCTGGATTTATTTAAGTTATATGGTGTTACAATAGTCGTTTCAGGCAGCACCAGAACGCCAAAAACAGAATTGTCCAGAGCATTATTGCATTTTGACTTGGATCCTTTGCGTACTTTGGTTAATGAAGGAAGAGTCGATGTATCTCACGGCAGTTTTAAGTGTTTTTTGTCCTTAAAAGACGTGTATGGAGGTCAACCCACGCCAAATAATTTTACCTTAGATATTTTTCCTTTGTCGGCGTCTTTTACAGAGGGTCTTGGAAAAGATGTTGTGTTTTATTCTGATGAAGACAAATGCAACTTTTTGTCTGCTTCGTCGGATGCTATATGGGGCGGAGAAGGATGCACCCGTGCCTGTTTCTCGACGGGTTCAGGTGATTACATAACAAGTTCTGTTACTATTGCTGACACTAAGGCATTTCAGACATTTACAAAAGGCACTGAAGATTTACTGGTAGATGTAACAAAAATTGTTTCAGCAACAATAAAAGGGGATTTACCTGACCAAGGATTTCGGTTGTCATTTACACCTACAATTGAGTCAAATACAAAGACTTTTTTTGTTAAAAGATTTGCAAGTCGTCATGCATATGACGAGAGCAAGCATCCAAAAATTATTGTTAAATTTGATGATTCAATATTAGATGACACTTCTAATTTATATCTGGATTCTCCAACATCTTCAAGTTTATTTTTATACAATTATGTGCATGAGCAATTAACGAATTTAATTTCAGGTACAACAAGTTTAACAGGATCAAACAGCGTATTGTTAGAATTGCAATCTGAGATTACAGGAACAGGTAAATACTCATTATATTTTACTGGCTCACAACATAAATTTGGGAACAATTCGGCAACGGGCATTTATTCAGCTTCAATAAGTTTACCTTTTACGAATACAAACATAAAAACAAGTTATGACCTGTCAGGTTCAGTAACATTTACACCTATTTGGACATCATTAGATAGGACAGTCACTTTCATCACAGGTTCTGCTGTCGTCGCAAGAGCACCTGACAGAACATCGTATCGATTGAACCCAAGACGTTATAGTGTTAATGTAACAGGCATTACAGCTGATTACTCTCAAGATGAAGAAGTTACGATGAGAGTTTATATTTTTGATGGAAATGATCCGCAGATTATTGCAAAAAGATTGCCTGTTGAACTACCGGGTCTTTCACTTCGTAATGCGCACTATGCGATACGTAATATTACGACGGATGAATACGCTGTTCCTTTTGACACGACTTATAATTCAACAAAGATAAGTAGCGATTCAAAAGGAATGTATTTCAACTTCCATACTTCAGCTTTAACATCATTAAATGTATACGCAGTTGATATAATGCTTGTTATTGACAATCTGCAGCAGAAATATTTAAATGCATCTTCTCCATTTAGGATCATAAAAATTTAAAGAGATATGGCAATAAAAAATACACTACCTTATACGCCTTCATTTTTGAAGGCCGCGCTGTCTGACACAAGGCCTGCGCAATTAACCTTTTCTGATGTAGTTGGTGTGGATGGTGGTGGATCTAACATAGCTAGCACGTCTTCATTTAAATATGAACCTTTGGATTATGGATTGAAGTCTACGCAGCAATTAAATGTAGATTGGTCAAAATTTGAAAATCATACATTTTTTTCATCGGCGGAAGTAAAAACCAATGTTGCATTTGATCAGGTAATAAATGGTTTTCCTTTTGATGGTAATAAAAAAGAAGTTGAAGCTTTCTTAGATAAGTTAAGTGGATTTGAAAAATGGATATTCGATAATTTCCCAACCTTTGCAGGACAGCTACATTTTTCTGGCACGCAAACATCTGAGACATTGCCAACTCTAGGCGTGTATGTTATTGTTAAAGATATTGCGGGGTGGTTGTTTCCAACGTTGGCAAAAAACAATTCGGGCCAGTCTATTTTAAATCCTCCACCCAATAAGTCTTTTACAATTGAATTACAAACGTATATTCCAAACATAACGAACAGCCGACAGGTCGTTCTTCAAAAGCAGTCTGACGACAAATTAGAAGGCTTTACTTTTCATTTAGAACCTTCTGCGACCAATACTGTTAAAGGAATTTTTAGCATTGTATCAGGTGCCGTCAACAATCATGTCGAGGCTATCTTAACAAAAGGCAGTTTTAATCATGTTTGTCTTACGTTGAACAGGGATTCGGGTCCTGATTATCTTCAATTTTTTGTTGATTCAAAAATTGAAAACACAAGTAAGTATCAAAAAGAAATTGGGCTGTTGTCTCAGCGTTCAAATTTATACATTGGATCTGGCTCATCCTTTTATGTTACGGGAACTTTACTGACACCTCAGCAAACATTTAGTGGCAGCCTTGACGAATTAAGACTATTCCATTCAACAAGAAGTGAAAAACAACAGCAGTTGTATGCGACAAAAGGATTGTATTCGACAGGCGATCTAAAACTTTATTTTAGATTTAATGAGCCATCGTCTTCGTATTCAAATACAGCCAGCGACACAGTTAACTCAATTGTGCTGGACAGTTCAGGCAACTCTTTGCATGGAATAATCGAAAATTATAATGCATATGGTTCTTCTTCTCTTAGACAATCAGCGCAAGAAGATTTAAAAAATCCAATGGTAAATGAAATTAATATCTTTAAAAAGATTTTATTTCCATTGAATCCCGATGTGTTAAACTTAAATTCTATTCTTTTGACATCTGCAAGTTCATACGATCAAGACAACCCAAATTTAATTACAAAATTAATACCAAGGCATTATTTGCGTGAGGGAGCTGCGTTTGAAGGATTTGCTGACACGTCTGTAGGAGGTTCAATTGGAACCACATACACAGGTCAAGGTATTCCTGGACAAGGTAAACTTGGATCTGTGCAAATAATGTTGTCGTTCCTCTACATATGGGCAAAATTCTTTGATGAGATAAAGATGTTTGCAGATGCTTTTAAAACGCTGCGAACAGTCGATTACAACCTTGAAGAAACAATACCCAATAACTTTTTGACAGATTTTATAAAAGAATACGGATTTTATCTTCCGCCGTTTTTCAACGGCGCCAACATTCCTCAGTATGTCGACGCAGAAGACATTTCAGAAATTGGTGTAAGTAGTTATCCTTTAAAAGAAGTTCAGGCATTGTTATTGCGAAGAGTATTGATTAATATGCCTGACATTGTTAGATCAAAAGGAACGCAGCACAGCATAAGATCATTTCTACGCTCAGTAGGAATCGATCCAGACAACAGCGTAAGAATAAGAGAATTTGGTGGACCTTCAATAAAACAGTTTGAATTGACTAGAGAATTAAAAGTAGAAACGAGCGCGATAGTCAGGGTGTCAGGTTCAGCAATACTCAACTCAAATTATCTAACAGGTTCAAGAACTGAACCTGGATTACCTTCAGCTGCCGGCACTTTTGTTCACAAAAATGTTTATCCACCACACGGTATTTCAAATAACGAAAATGATGGATTGTTTACATCAGGATCCTGGACATATGAGGCGATATACAAATTGCCAATTTCCAAGACAGAAATTCAATCGTTGGCGCGACTTCAAACAACAGGTTCGGCAACAACAACCCAGCCTGGATTGTTGTTCAATCTGATCGCTTCAGGTGGACTATATCTTTATGGAAGAGTTGGAGGAGCATCTGATCCTCTTTTTCAACTGAGCATACCTGACGCCGATGTTTTTAACGGTGAAAAATGGAATATTTCTTTTGGTTGTCAACGTGCTGCCGAAATTGATAGCGTTATTTCTTCTTCTTACTTTTTAAGAGCCGCATCACAAAATGCAGGTGAAATAGATGAATATTATGTTACATCATCATTCTTCAAAGAAACATCTTTGACAGATTATCTAAGAACTAAAGATTCTGCCTACAATGCTTCAGGCTCGTGGATAGCCATTGGAAATAATTCAAACATTCCCGAAGGAATCATGGGGTATTTGTTCTTAAACAATACACTTGATGTGCCTGAAATTGCAAGAACCTCTAACTTCAGTGGTAAAGTAGGTTACGTAAGATTTTGGACGAAAGCTCTCACTGAAGCAGAATGGCGAGAGCATGTTAGAAATTACAAATCACAAGGTGTTGAGACACCACTGACGAATTTTAACTACGTTACAACGAAGTCTGGCTCTTTTGAAAGATTAAGAATGAGTTCGTTGGAAAAACAAAATGTCAGGACGACCGACGCGAATGGCAACATCGTATTTTTGGACTTTAGTCAAAATGATATTCATGTGACAGGTTCGGGTTTTACTCCTTTACTGACAGCGTCTGTCGGCGAGTTATATGAAAGAAGTTATTTGTCGCCATACTTTGACGAATACTCATCCAGTGAAAAAATTAGAATTAGAGGATTTCAAGATGAAAAATATCTTGGCGATGCGCCATGGGCAACCCTCGGCGCTGTAACCGAATATCCCGCAGATGAAATACCATTGGATGACCCACGGTTATCCATCGAATTTTCCTTAATTGATTCCCTTAACAAGGACGTCATCAATATGTTTGCGACATTTGAAGAGCTAAGCTCCGCAATTGGAAATCCAAATTTAATGTTTTCACAAGATTATCCGGATTTAGAAAAATTAAGAAATATCTACTTTAATCGCTTGTCAGAAAAATTAAATTTCAAAAGCTTCTTTGAATTCTATAGGTGGTTCGACACGTCAATTAGCACGTTTATTGAACAATTGGTTCCTCGAAAAACTAAATTTAAAGGCACAAATTTCGTTATAGAATCTCACATGTTGGAAAGGCATAAGCTACAATACCTATCAAACGAAATATACCTTGGCGATTCATTGCGAAGTAAAATAAAAGACTCACTGTTAATTCAGCAGGTCGTAGGAAATATTAGAAGATATTAGATGGTAGAAACATGACAATATATTTAAAGAATTATTATTCGTCAATCCAGCAATACTCTGAGCTGGCTTCTACCGCATTTAATGAGGGTCCACTTCCACCAACCAACACCATCGGCGTCAATTCATCTAGTATTAATACATCGGAAATTGATGCATTCCGCCAGGGCGTTGAAATCACGCAGAACAAGCATACATTAGGATTCTTTAAGATATCAGCAGGTACCCCTGGTCATATCATCAAACCTGTCTGCTTCGGTGAGAATGCGGACATCAGCATTGTCTCCACAAAATACTTCGTAGAAACATCAAAATTTAACGCAGTCGAGTACGTTCTGTTGCCTACGTCAGAACTGCGTGAAAAAATGATCTCAGGTCGAGAAGAAACCCTGACACGTGAACAGGCTTACAATGGTGTAATTGAACCTTTAACAATTCGAGCCGTTGAAGGATTCATGTCGACAGAGGCTCAGATGCCGTTTCAATTACACGCAATCAAAGGTGAACTATCGACAGGAAACGCCAGCCAATTAACAACAGCCGCAGATCAAATTTTAACAGTCGATGAGGTACCAAAAAAATTGGTTGCAATCAATGCTGCTCGTGGTTTTGTGCAAGGCAACATTGGTTTTGAAAATAAATCTCCATTCTACGACAGGGCACACGCCAACGCATTGCCTCCTGGCACTGGTTCAATTTCAGGCATGGTCAAAAAGACCCTACCAATAAACGGCAGCGTTAAATATTTTTTGACAGACCTGTCGGGATCCAATATTTTTCCAAATACAATTTTCCCATTTGATGATTCACAAGTATATTTGCAGAAGCTGGGCATCACCACATCGACCCACGGAGCAGACATGATTAGCGTATTTACGACGATGACAGGTTCAACAGGAAATTATATACCGCCAGGTCACAAATCCGCCACCACAGGATTCGTCTTTGATAACACAGGTGCTTCGGGCGTCGATTCGATAGCTTTTGGAGGATTAACCTACTAATGGCAACAACAAAAGCACAGAGGTCTGCACCAGAAAAACTTTTAATAAATTACACCGTGTCTCTAAAAAGACTGCAGGACAGCGATGGACCTCGAAGTGCGGCAGACAAAGACTTTCCAAAACAAAATTATGTAATCACTGCAGCAAACCAGTTGCCCACCGAAGGTCTCGAGGGCTATGCGGAGAATATACCAATTGGATTTAAATTTACAGTGAATGGTATAGCTTATAACAAGCTGTATATAACCAATGCAGGTTATGTTGTGTTGATCGATCCA